AAGCCGGAAGTGTTTCTTGTGCAGAGAACACTAAAGTGAATCCGCTTAAGTCTCCCATTGCAGCACCAGTTACGATAGTTCCTCCTGAAATATCTGCACCGTGAACAGCACCTACTAAGAAATAGTTACCATTATAGTCCTCTACAAAAACGTGAGGTCTTGCTTTGGCAATAGTTACAATTTCTTGTTGTGTTGCTAGGTCTAATTTAGTTAGAGTAAGGTTTAAGGTTTGCTCATAAAAAGTAGTTCCATTCTCACGACTACTTGTAATCGCTTGTTCAAGGCTTGAATTACCCTTTACATCGAATTGGAATAAGTCTGGTGTTCCACTAATTGCAGTTACCTCTCCTGAAGTTACGGTCAATGTTCCCAAAGTTCCGTAATCAGCTAAATAAACCGCTTTAATGCCACCAACCGAATCCTTACAAGGTAATTCACGACCAGTTGTTAAAGTACACGCCATTTTGTTTTATGTTTTAAATAAAAAAGGGCGGGCAGTTTTGCCCACCCCTTTCTACAGATTAATAATTAATTAAGAATAAAGAACGATGTCAGAACCAATTCCGTACTGAACACCACTTGTAAAGCGCATAATTGCACGAACATTCTGGCTTCCGTCTAAATCTCCCATATCCAACAATTTAACTTCGTTGTGGTCAGAAAGTAGACCAGTACCAAAGTAAAGGTTAGATTTTTGAGCAGCCATCATAGTATCGTCAGCAAGTCCGTTAGCTACAAACAAAGAAACACCATCGAAAGACAATGCTTGTCCGTTGAACCAAGTAGTACCCTGATTGCCAAGACCATTGTTTGAAGTAGCAGCTACACTAAATCCACCTAAAGCACGAACATAAGCACGAGCTACATTCTGAGGAACATAGATGTACAAATCTTCTTTTCCGTAAAGAGCAGAAGGAATAGCATCTACAACTTTCCCAAGTTCAGCAATAACATTAGCAGAAGTAACGGTAGTACCTACTACATCTACTACATCAGCGTCAGCAGTAGCCAAAGTAACGAAACCATCAAATTCTCCTGCGGTTGCGTTAGTACCACCCCAGATTGTTTGTTCGGTTTTCTCTGCAACTTTAGCAGCTACATAAGAGATAAGGTAATCAGAGAAAGAAGGAGGAAGGTTGTCAAAAGCACCTACACCCATTTCGATTGCTTCCCAGTCAGAACGGAAATCTTTCTTACACAAGGTAAGGTTTACTTGGAATTCCTCTGGTTGTAGAATACGCTCTGTTAGTGTGATAACATCGTCAGAAGATGAGAAATCACAAGTTGCGTTAGCTACGATAGAATCCAAAGCCATCTTTTTGATGACCTCTTTGTATTTAACATTAGGTTTAACAGTAATACCACCGTTAGCGATAGTATTTCCAGACAAAAGAGCAGCTGCGATATATTCACCTGCAAACTCTCCTGCGTAAGTTGTTGTAATTGAAGTTACACTTCCACTTGTTGCCATTTTTTTATTTGTTTAAATTAATTACTTATTTGAAATTTTTGATAATACTCTATCAAAGGTTGTCATTGTGCGATTCTGTGAAAACTTAATTTGTTTCTTTTCGCTTTTTACTTCAGGTGTGTGTTTGAAAGCTTTAGAAAGTTGCTCTTCTACAACTTCCTCTTTAACCTCAACAGATAATTTAGCTTCTAATTCACTTACCTTGTTTTGTAGTTCCTCAATCAAAGGATTTACACTTGAAAGAATAGCTTCTACAAGTTCAGACTTTTGTTCGTCAGAAAAATGAGTTTCAACGACAGTACTTTCTACCACTTTTTTAGGCTCTTTTACTTCGCTCATTTCTTCTTCTACAACTTCTTCTACAACTTCTTCGACTTCTTCCTCTACTTCTTCAGCAGCTTTTACTTCAGCAATAATGCCTTCTTCTTCTATTACAAGTACTGAACCATCTTCCATATTGTACTCACCGACAGGCATAGGAATACGCTCATCTTCGGTAACGATAAATACTGGTTGTCCTTCTGCAAATTCATCAGCAGAAATAACAGTACCATTATCTAACTTGCGGTCTTCAAGTTCAACACGAGTATTTAGAAGCGTTTGAATCTTCTTCAACATTTCGGTTGTTTTCATAAAATAGTTATTTAATAATTAAACGATTGATTAAAATATTTTGCATTTTTGATTAAAAGTATCTTTGTGTTCTTTGGATAAAAAATATAATATCCCAAACCTTTGCAGTACCGCCAACAGATTCAATCTTTAGAGTAGCACCATTAGCGACAAAATCACTATCTGCGTAGAATTGGAATACTTCGTGAAAGTTCTGTTCTGTATCATTGCCTTTATAAAAAGCTAAAGACTTATGTATTCTTTCGTAACCTGTAACCCCTCCATTAACTAACTGAAAGTCTAAATGGGTATTGTTAGTGTTAGCAGCACTTGCTTTAAATACAACCGTAACCACATAAGTGTCGTTTTCGCTTTCTGCCGTTATCTTTTGGGTAACTGCATTAAAGAAATCATATCCCTCAGGACTTCTTGTAATTGTGTTAGCGTTGTTAGGAAGTGTAACCTGTACGCCATCCGCTAAAGAAAGTTTATTCAAAGAAGTGTACTGACTATCGTCATATCTTGCCCAACCTAACTGAGAATAAGAAGATAATTGTGAAGCAGTAGCTTTTTTAGTTACGCTATTATTTACAATCGGCACAACATCGCTAGAAGCTAATGTAGTCACCGCATTTAAATTACTTATTTTAGAATCTGCCATTATAAAAGTATTTTATCGTTATTCTCTTGTAGGATTTTAAAGTTATCTTCTTGCAATAAATAGTCTTTATCTTGAACTACCGATACCCTTGTAACACCTATGCCCTGCGCCCATAGACTACCATCGCAGCAATCAATAGAATAAGTATTGGTATCTTTACAATAACATCCCTTACTCATTGTCTATTTGTTTTAGTTTGCTTATTGCCCAGTTTACCCCTGCGCTTCCACCCCAAGCATCCCACATCAAACCTCCGCATCCTTCTGAATAAGGAACATCTTTGTTTTGCTCGTGTCTTTTAAATCCTGCCATTCTTGCGATAGTTTCTCTTGAGATAGGTTCGCCTTTAGCTAATTGATTTGCTCTTTGTTTTCCTACTGGTGTACCACAAGAACCCCATCCGTTCTTCTCAGCCCATTCTAAGGCTCTTTTAGCGTTGTTCTTTGCAGCTTTAGGGTAATCTGTATATGATTCTAGTTCGTACTTTAAAAGGGCTTGTTTAATCTCTAATAATTTTAACCCTGCTTCTATTTCTTTCTTGAGTTCTTCTTCTCTTTCTCTTTCAGCAAAGAACCCTTCAATACTAAAACCTTTTACTACACCAGTTTTTACATAGTCATTCCAAACCTCTTCATTGTCTACCTTTACTGAACCCATCCAAGTACCCACAGGAACATCCATTCCGTATAAAGCAGACTTGTCTTTTTCCTTATCTTCTACGATCCAACTTTCAACTAAAGTAAGTCCTTCTATTTTGTATAAATGCTCGAAGGTTGAATTGTGTTGGTTTCCTTTTTGTAGAAATAACTCAGAAGCCTTTCTAATTGTTTTTTTAGTAAAGTAGATATAGTACTCATCGTTTTTGTCTTTACGATAAATAGCCTTATTAGGAATAAGTAACGCACCCATTAAGATACGCTTCTCATTGTCTACTTCTTGGAACTTGTATTCCTTCTTTTGATTTAAAGCAATAAAGTTTTCTTCAATAGCAGGATGCTCTACAATAGAAATAGCATCAATGCCATTTTCTTGTTCTTCGTCTATTATTAATTCTATAATACGCATATCTATAAAACGATTAAGTTTGTGTTTTTGTTTTTACCCTAGTGTAGCACTTTCAACAATATTTCTGTCTAAGCTTTGTGCGGTTGTTACTTCGTTACTCACCACATAAGCCTTAAGTGGTTTCTGTGTTTGGTCTGCTAATAATCCTGCTAACTGATTCTGTGCGCCTCCTCCTATAACATTAAAAGTAGGTGCTTGAGCAGCAGCAGTAAAACCTGAAGCCGATGGTGTAGCACCTCCTCCATCACCACCTCTACTCTTTGGTACTTTAACAGATTTAATTGCTTGAATTTGTTTTAAACCAGATGCAACGGCAACCGCAGCAGCAGCAGCCCCCAATGCAGGACCAACAATAGGAATACCTGCCAATGAATTATAACTTGATTGAGCAGACTGATAAGTACTAATTAAAGTAGCAGCAATAGCAGCAGCTTTACCTGCCCCAGTTTGTTCTCCTACAAGTGAAGCAAAATTAGAAAGTGCATTACCAACGGCATTTAAGTTTTGTCTTTTAGCCTCAGCCTCTTTATTAGATAATTCTATTTCTGCCTCAGTTAATTCTTTTCTAACATTAGAATAACTTTTTAGATTTTCAGTATATGCGCCCTCTTGTTTTAATTTTTCATCCAGTATTTGTTGGCGTTCGTCTAATTCTTTTGTCGCTGCCCCTAGATTAAAACCGACCACCTCTAATCCTTGTTCTCTTCTTGCTAATTCTTCTTCTGCGGCTTTATCTCTTTCAGCTTTTCTTAAATTAGCAAGTTTAGCCTCAAATTCTAGTTGTTTTGTTTCCGATTCTCTTATCTGTGCATTTAGTTCTGCCAAAGCATTTCTTTCCTCTTCTGTACCTATAATAGCCTCTGCTTGTGCTTTAGCCGCTAACTCTTTCAGCCCTAAAGTTTCTAGTAATTGAATTTTTGCTTTTTCTAAAAAGCTTACATTTCTTACTTCCGATTGTTCTTGTTCTAATTGTGTTTTTAGATTTTCTGTAAGTAGTCTATTTTCTTCTTGTCTTAATAGAATTGCCTCTTCTATTTTTTTATTTATTTCCTCAGTACCTCCGCCATTAGCTTCAATAATAGACTTTTGTAATTCCAACTGAGTTACTTGATTGTCTATCTCAACTAAATTCTTTTTATTAAGGTCTATATTTAGTCTTAAAGCATCACTTGTACCATTGATAAAATCACTTATCTCATCCCAATAAGCCGCAATAGTACCAAGAACAACCGCCACCGCACCAATACCAGTAGCAATTAAAGCAGTTTTAGTCCCTTTTAAGCTTACATTAAATAATTTAGTAGCTTCGTATGCATCTCTTAATCGTGTAGCTAAACCACCTGTCAAAGTATCAAGTATCGCCATTGCGCCACCGTTACCTGCTACATCATCTAAAGAAGAAGCGGCTTTATCTCCTGAAACAGAAACATCATTTAAGGAATTTGATAAATCCTCTGAAGTACCTTGTGCTTTGCTTAATTCCTTATTTATACCCTCAATGCTCTTAACCGCATCTTGAGTATTTGCTTGTACATTTAATATTACTTCTTGCGCCATTCCTTATTGATTGTAGTTAGTGCTTCTTTTAGTGTTTCTTCTAACTTGTACTTTCCTTTAGCGATGTCTATAAATTCACCGCTTACATCGTACTGAAGTCCTTCTAATATTGCTTTTATCATCCTAATATTGATACTAATGGTGTTACTAATCCGTTAAACGCTCCTAATGTTCCAAAGTACGCCTGGACAGATAATATATTGCTTACAGTCTTGTCTAAACTTGTGTACTCGTACGATTCAGTTAAACTACCACTTGGTGGGACTTTGGCAATATACTCACCATTGGCATAAATAAAATATTCCGTAGCATTGGTTACTTTGTCCCATTCTAATTTAACGTAAGCAGGAAGTGAAGGTGTGCCAAGTCTTACATTCTCAGTTCTACCTGCGTTTGTGGTTTCTACTAAATTGATTCTTTTAGTAGGATTCCAAAGTGAAGGTAATTCATTATATAAAACTAAGGTGCTTTCTTGCGTTTGTAAATTGGTGTTTATAGAATCTATCTTAAAAGTGTGTTGTCCTATTCTGAATCTGTCTTTTAATTGATAACTAAGTAAAATACCTAAAGGTAAATAAGCCTTATAAGTCAACTTTCTTGCGCTTTGTTGAAATATTGCACTTATGTAATCTGAGTAAAACCGATTATAAAGACTTTTGTCCTCTTGTATTCCATCCCATTCATCAAATTGCGCCCCCCAATGTATAGAGTTACCAAAAGAGTCTATGTTAGTAGGTGCGTTATAAGCAGTTAAAGTAGTTGGGAAAATACTTGGATTATTCCAGTCTAAATCACCGCTTGGATTTCTTTCTACTATGCAATGAATCAAAGGAAGTCCTACTACTGGTTCTAAATCTTTGTCCGTAAATAAACCATATTGAACATTACTTAAAACTCCTCCTGAAGAAATAAGTCTTTCATAGTATGCGTGTTCAAAACCTAACTCTACGGAATACTTTTCCCCATCCATTTCTTGAGTTCCTGCGTTCCAATTTAAGTCCCCAAATTTAGCAGTAGGATAAGCTTCATCGTAAGCAGTAATAAGCGCAGACTTTCTACCCTTGTAAGAAAAGTTAATTTCCTTGTAAGGCATTAATCTTTCTACTTGTGTTTCTTTTACGTCTATGTATTTTGTGATGTCGTGTTCTGTTCCTGTTGAATAATAATCTACTAACGGAAGCACCTCAACAGTTTCATCTCCGTTTAACTCTGTACTTATAGAAGAAGTTAAAAGGTGCATCTTAAATAAATTAATCACAAAGTCGTAGACCTTCATCTCAGGCATTTGCTCTGGAACATCTACTTGAGCAGTAACCACCCCTGAAGTACAACTATAAGTAACCGCAGTAGTAGTGTCAGTCCATCCGAAACCTGAGTTATACTGTTCTTGAATAACTATTGACTGACTTGTAGGTGTAAAAATAGAATCACTTACTAAAGTAAAATCTAATCTGTGCGTTCCTGTTATCTCAATAGGATAATCTACTGTAAAAGTATTTGTAGAAGAAGCACTACCACTAAATATTGGCGCACCCCCTGTATCTCGAATCTCTAAGGTATAGTCTACTGGGGCGGTTGTAACTGTGAAACTCTCAATAACATACCTTGTGCGTGTACCCCCAAAAGGTGTAGAAGGAACAAGCAATAAACCATTTATCCTTTGGTCTGTTCCTAATGTAGTCCAGTTAGTTGTGTCGTTAAAGTGAGTAGTAAGTCTATTCTGCTGCGCTTGAGTCATCCCCCCTGCTTCTTTGTGAAGCCACATATACAGATTTTTAAAATATGCAGTATTCCAAAAATACTGACTAAAGTCTAGACTATACTTTTCTGCTATTGCGTCTATAATTGCTTTAAGTCTTATAGATGGTTTTAAATCGGTGTAAGTAACATACTTGTCATTTCCTGAAGGTAACCCAGTAGAAGTTATCGTGTCCGTTCCATCAAACTGAAACACCCTTGTATGAGAAAGAAAACTATACTTAATGTCCCCACTAAATAAAGGTGTAGAATTATTAAAGCTATTTCTTACGGTTGGATTATCGTAATCGTGATTATAATTTTCTAACCCTTTAGTTCCACCGATTAAATCACTTAATTTATCTTCTCCTAGCTTGTCTTTTAAAGAAACTGCATTTCCAAAGAAAGTAACCTGATATGAATCTGGTTTATTGTCTTTTAGTTTAACACCGCTTAACCTTAGCTTACCATCTTTGTAACGCATTCCGTTTACATTCAAGTAAGCACTTACTCTAAACCTTGCATCAAAACTATTTTCTGAAATGTCGAAGTTATAGTAGTGTTTGAATATTTTGTTATTTGTTTTAGACGCAGGTAATGTAAACTGTCTTGAGTAAGTTGTGTAGATTTTTGAAATATCTTTTACATTAGCGATACTATCTGAAATAGTAATGCTTTCGTCTTGGAACATATCTACACGCTCACCCTCTACATATAACTGTACTATCTGCATCTACTTAATGTTTTGGACTACATCACTTGCAAACTCAATGTCTAAAGTGTAGTTTATTAGTTTGTCGTTTCTGCTTGTCTTGTAAGAAATAGAACTTGAAGAAATATTACAAGGTATTTCATTTGACTCATAGTCTATCCATACATATTCACTTAATAGAAGCTCTTTAAAGACATCATTATTACTCTCTGGATAGAAACCACTATTCAAGGTCAAAGATTCGTTAGCGTTCTTTAAAACGATTGCTTTTTGTGCCTCACCTAAATTGTAGTCTGCGTTCTCAATGATATTCCTTTTGTAGTAGGTTACATTGGTATTCATATTCCTTACAGACTTCTTAAACATTGTAAGACTCTGCAAAGCACCATACCTATTCACAAAGGTTAATCGGTAAGGTGTGTCTAAACATTCTTCTATGTTCTCTACGGTGTAATTTTGCACCTTCACCCCTGTGGTAACTATAATTTCATCTACATTATCCGTAGCCCCTGTGTTAGAAAAATATTCTACTTGGTCGTAAGAATTGTTAGTACTTGAAATAGTAACTGTATTAACTAAAGAACCATCTTTTTTAAACTCTACCGTAGTACCCCCAAAAGAATTATCTACTGGGAAATACAAAACATCATCGGTGTTTTTAACTATGTGTCTATTTGTTATTAGTCCTGCCGTTGTTCCTATCTGTGGGTTCACTCCATCTGTGATATATCCGTAACCATAAAAAGCAGTTAATTGAACTATCGATAACGTAGTAGAAGTATTCACAAAATATCTAGTCACCTGATAATCTACCCAAACATTATTCTCAATCGTTGAAGTGTTAGAGTAGTCAAGTTCCATATTCATATAGTCCTTTACTAATTCAGATATTTCAAAGTCTACCCTTCCTAGTTGTGCGTTACTAGATAAAGTATAAGTAGGACTAGCAGGTCTGTCTGTGGTCTTAACTCCTGTATAAATATATATATCAATAGAAGCC